CCGCCCGCATTATAGAAACCACGGCTAAGGCCGCTAACGTTTGAAACGGCGACGTTCTGAACGTGCACATTAGCAACGGTGGAGAAATTAACAAAGCCGTAATCTACGCAAGTATCGATCTTTCCTGCACGGATCGTAATGCTCGTCATTCCGGTGTTTATGTCAATCGCCTGCGCACCACAGTTTCGAATATCGAATTCTTCAAGAACAAACTGTCCGGTGCCATAAACGCGAACGGCGTTGCCTGTACTGTTGTTTGCTACGAATTCACTGATAAATGCTCGATCAACTGTATCGACAACGACACCATTCGACGGCGATCCGATTACGGTTAGCCCGCGAACCGTAATTTTCGCCGCATTTTTAAACATAGCGTTTCCGCTATTAACTAACGCTTCGGGGTTCGTTTGAGTCCCGAAGCAATAAGCGCTATCAATGTCAACGCTGTAAAGTTGATCGTTTGACGCAGTGCCGACGAAGTACAATTGCGGCATGGTGCCGTCACGGCAAGTTACCTTCCCGACGTGTACGACAGTTTGGCATGGGCCTGTACTGGACGGCGACACTTCTAAGCCACGCCAGCAATTTTGAAGGTCGGCATGGTGCACGACGTATACCCGGCAAGAACCTTTTGCCCGTACCGGCGTATAATATGTGTCGCGCGCACGAATGTCTTCAACGTAAACCTCGTCGACATTGCCGTAGCCGTCGATACAGCCCAAGCCGTTTTGAATCGTGAAAGTGGTTGCGCTGTTATAGTCGTTTGCGGCCCGGCCCATTTTATCAATCTCGGTTCGACCGAACATGATAATTTGTGCGTTACCAGCTTGCGTATAATCCGAACCGGCGTAAGTGCCCCACACTGCAACGGGGGCGTATTGACCCAGGGACAATGCGCCGTCGTAGCGTGCTTTGAAATCCGAGGTAATCAAAGTGACGTAGTCGAGAACGCGAACATAAGTCGGTGTATAACCAACAGCGGTCGGTGTGCCTGGGTCGCCTTTACCTTTGCCATAAACACCGCCAGTAAACGACGGTCTAACTAACGTGACGTACGTTCGATAACGTTTACGCACGTCGTCACCGCGCACCATGATGTAATCTGACGTGCCGTTGATAAATCGCCCGTCTTCGACGTAAACCGTAATGTTTGCTGAAGTAGGGGTAGTAGGGACCGTGACTTTAATCGCGCAGCCGCCCGGTTCCACCGTCGTCTGGTTCTGGTAATTGCAATCGAACGTCGGCGCCCCTGTAAACTTCAAATCAACACCGTTCGTGCTGACCGTGAACATGCCTGTAAAGCTGGTGTATCCACCAGATACTAAATCGGCACCGGCCTTACGCTGGAAGATCGTACCCATTTCGCAAACGAAAGTTACAGATCGTGAAATGTTGGCCGAATCAACTACGTACAGGCCGGCCGGAACGTAAACGCGAACACAAGCCGACGCCGCAGCAGCGATAGCCGATGTTTGGTCGGTGCCGTCACCTAATGCACCGAACCATTTAATATTTGGCGTACCTTCGTAGAAGCGTTTCCAACGCTTACCGTTAGAAGCAACGATGATCGTACCGCCATTGTCGGCGCTCGTCGTATCAGTATCGTCGCGAATGAAAATGCCGTCGATACCTTGCATGGTCGTAGTGCCGATAACGTCGGCGATCATAACGCGAGACAGCGAACCTGTGTACGCACGAAGCGCGGCATAGTCCGCAAAATATTGCGTCATTCCTGCGGCTGCGCTAATTTCTGCGTCTTTACGTTGCATAAACGAGCGCAGAGTTTCGACCTGCGCACCGCTATCGGTCGTATAAGCTCCGAAGTCATTTACGAAGCTTTTAACCCTAACTTCGTTGTCTTTGAATCGGTTGATTGCGTCAATTGCTGATAGTGTCATATAAACCCCTAGATTTGAATTCCGTTAACGTCGACTACGCCGTTTATAAAATCGGCGTCATTATCGTAATATCGGTCGTCGTAGTTAATCGCCTTGATGTTCGAAGTAAAGTTGTCGTTCGGTGTTTTTTCGCTAACGAGGAACGCGTTTTGCCGAGCAGAGTTGTTGCCCACAATAACATAGGTCGCGCGGGCATACAAATCTTCGCCCAGGGCTAGCGCTGCGCGTGGCGGGTTCGCAAGTACGATCTTGTTAGATGCGCTTGCGCTGTTAATCTGGATCGATTCGACAGTGCCGTCTACGTGCTGAATAAACACCGTGTACGTGACGCCAGTTTCGAACGTGACATCGTGCGACAATTCAAGCTCAAGGCCGTTTTGTCCGATAACGTCACCGTCTTGTGTGCTGGGGCGCGTGTTATCGGCGACTAGGATTCGATCTTGCGGAATAATCAAATCGGCTTCTTGTGTCGCTTCGAATTCGACAACTTGGTTAGAGTAGCGAATCTTGTTCCAATCGCGCCACGCGTGAAACCAAGCCTGTAGCCTATTTCGGATTCCGACGCTTTCTATCTTCTTCGGATTTACAGCGCTTCGATCTTCAGGCAAATAGAGCGTTACAAGTGCGTCGTCTTCAGGGTCGACGTATTGAAATTCAATACCGTCGTTGTCGTTATTATTGCCGAAGTTAATTGTCCGCGTTTCACTACCGGGTAGCTTGTTCCTATGGTTGAATAGTAAGACACTATCTTGTGTAGCCTTTTCGAATGCCAGCTTTATGACATTGCCGCGACGATACGCTTGACAGAAAACAGCGTCGGCTATTGAGATTGCCATTTCTTCGAAGGACACGTTAGTGTTGTCAAACGTGTGGTTAAACTTGCTTGCTATGGAAGTTCCGAAATACGATTCAACGGCTGCGACGGATTCGTAGAAGTTAGTTATGTCGATTTCGTCAACGCTACGATTACCAATATACGGGTCAAGGCAAACAGCCCGCAGAATGTCAGCAGCGTTACTTGTGGGCATAACTGCAAACGAACCATCTTCCTGTTTAGATTCGATTTTTCGACTAGCCAATACGTTAAGCTTGCGTTCTTTCAGTGTCAAAGCACCGCTTGTTACGAACGTCACACTTTGAATTGTCGTAACGTTTCCGAAATGGGTTTGATCTACGTCAGAAACTGCGTATAGGTCGCGCCATTTGACCTCGTCGACAACCGAACCTTTGAATGACAAATCTGATGCCGTTACGCGTCGCGCCCGTACGCTGTATCGCCCCGCCAATGCGGTTACAACTTTTACACTAATTGCACGCGTCGTACGATAGATTGCGGAACCTTGCACAACGGCTTGCCAAGATTCCACTGAACCTCGTGACGAACCGTCGGCGTTGATCGGGGTAGCTTCAAGTTCTAGTGTTACATCGAATTGTTGTTGATTTTGGCCATCGTCCTTGTAAAGACCGTTCAACGCTACGAAGTTCGCATAAATCTTTTGGCGATTCAAACCGTCAATTATAAAAGGTCCGACCCATTTATCGCCGCTAGTCGTTACGGTCGGACTCATGTACGACGATGCGGTTAAACCTGTCCAGCTAGAACTCACGCTGGCCGGGTCAGACAGATGAATCGTCGAATCGTCTAGTGAAACGATAAGATACGATCCGTTAAAATCATAGGTCGGTGTACCTGTCGAAATTTTTAGACTTGCGGTCGCTTGCAATTCTCCGTCGGCGAGCGCCCAATCAGAATTTATATTAGACGGGTTGATTAGAGTGATTCGATGCAAGTACAAACCGCCTAACATTTCTGTTTCGACGGAGTCGATTTTATAAGTACCGGAAAGGCTATACGCCTGATACGAGCTAAAATTGAATTCGTCGTACACAAAAAACTTAGCATAAACGATTGTAATTTCGGCACCGGCCACATAATTCGAATCGATTGCACTTACGGCGAATTCGAAATATCCGTCAGAATAGGCGGTTATTTCTTGTGTCTGCGTAACGTAGGATGAATACAACGAAGCATTCTGAACGTGCAGCAAGTCGCCCGATGAAAACTTGTCACCGAATTTTAACCCCGAATCAGGTTTAATTTCGATGACGTTAGGTGTGACGAATCTGATGTTATTGTCACCTACGACACTTTGCCCGTTAGGCGAGCGCAGGACTTGACCGTTTACGGAGTTTGAGCGCTTAACGTTTAGTACGGGTTCACTTATGTCAGAACCGATCCGCAATTGTGGCGAATCGCCGGAATTAGGCGAAGTATTAGGCCCGTAAACTTCTACCGATGCGCCGTCGATGTCGGCGATCAATGTCGTGTCGTCGCGCACGTCAGACACTTCGTACAATCCTCGCCCAACGCACATATACGCGTATTCAACTTCGATATGGTTGATAAACAGGCTGTAAGGTACGGCCAGTAAATCAGGCGTTGAACGAACTGTTCCGTAAATGTCTGGAATGCGCGCTAAGGGTCGAGGTTTGTTGGTGCGTTCAGCCAGATCGTTATTAGGGCTTTGCTCTTGTGTGTTTCGAAGTGCCGTATTCGGAATCTTCGCTTTAAGCACAACTGCGACAACGACCACTGCGACGATAAGCGCTACAACGTACCAGATTGCAGAGACGTAACCGGGATAGACTACAACATAGAATGGACCATCGAGTTCATTTAAACGAGCAATTCCAGCGTCGTCGCGAGGCGTTACGTCGGTTGATTCTGAGACGTTGCCGTTGTAGATGCGCGCCGTATCAGGCCACACGTCAAATTGGCTTTGCAAAAATTCGCATACATTCGCGGTTTCATGCGTAGTCCAACTTTGGGGCTCGAATGCGTTTTTTGCTAATACGATAGTTTTCAGCATGAATAAAACCTTAATGTTTTGAAACCTCGCGATGCTAGTTCGATTGGCATAAATTCGACGCCCCGCTCAGTGATGTGCAAGACTCGGCCGCGAACGTACATGCCCACATGTGGCGATTCCTTGGGCGCCTGCATGAGCACCAGGCAGGGGTCTTGCGGCTTCGCCAAACGTAAGAACGCTTGCGTGTTATGTTTGCGTACTCGTTTCGTCGGCAGATACCAAAGGCCGTTCAACCGTTCTGTTATGTCAATTCCCGTTAGGTCTAGCCAAGCGTCACGAACAAGATGCAGACAATTATAACTTGCGAGGTTGAAAGTTCGATCTAAATATTTGTCTACACTGAACGACTTGTTAGACAAAGCCCCGAAGCATGGGGAAGCGTTCAAAGTCATAAATTTCACCAGTTCTGTTGACATTTAACGATGGCGCCTTCGCTTCGAAACTTGAACCCTCGCGCTTAAACGAAAATGTCGTTACTTGTAATACGATAGGGCCATTCAGTACGTTGTTAAGATCGTCACTTCGGTATTCGCGATACTTAACTACGGGCTTAGTGCTGAAACCGTTAGCTGACGATACGTTATCCAACTCAGTCGGTAGAATTTCGCCCAAATCGCCTAAGTCGATGCGAATTGATGCGTCTAAGTCGTCGCGCGACCCGCTTGAAGTGATTCTAAGCGGATAGTAATCAAACGTTACCGTTTCTCCAGTTTCGAGTTTTGCCGTTAAACCGGCCACAGAATTACGAACGACACGATATGTTTTCGTAAAATTTGGATGTGAAATTTCCAGCGTTTCAAGTCTAACGACACTGGATTTAGAATTTAGAAAAAATTCACTGTAATTAGACATGAGCTAAGAACGAAGGATAATCTTCATTGATCGTTTGTGAAAGCATGTCCGCCGAATCTTCGCCGAATTCGTTATACATCGTTACGAAATCTACCGCGTTAGGATCGACAGGTAGCGGGTATACTTCAAGTTGCGCGACTACGACATATGTTAATCCGCTTTGCGATTGAAGGGAAAAACTTCCAGGCACGAAGTAAGCTTTATGAAGTGTGATGTCGGGTTCATCCAAAATTAGACCAATATTAAACGGCAATGCCCCACTTTCGGAAACCGCTCGATAAAACGAACGTAGATATTTAAATTTTACGTCGTTGCAATTCCAGGTCACATTGACTGTGGAAGTTGCCCCGATAATGTCGCGACGACGCCTAGACGCCCCGCCGTCTAGCTTTATACTGACGACTTCGGAGCCGTCAGTTACCGCGTATCCGGCTTGGTCCGGCGGAATTTTAAGTTCTATTAGGTCGGTCATTTATCGCTTTCGTTGCGTATTCGTGTTACGGCCTAGCGCTTTCGAAGTGCGCGAGTTAGGATTGCTCATATCGGCTGCGATTACGTTAGGGGCGTGCTGATATACGGCGCTTTTAGCCTCGTCTCTCGCAATGATACGAATTTCACTTTCGCTGATTTGATTAACCTCAAAATCTTTAGACGTTCCATAGTTTTCGATGTTGACGGAAACTCCACCCGTGTTTCCCACATTAGCCCGGCCCGATGACGGCTTAGCCCCGCGATTCATCGCTTCAAGCATTGGGCGATTGCGCGCGGTAGCTTCGGCGTTCACAACGAATTCCTGTCCGTGCACAATGCCCGCGACTTCTTTACGGCCAAAATTGCCTGTGTATCCACCTTCTTCGAAGCCCGCCATGCCGGCCAGGGCGAACGCCTGAGTTGTTGCGATGGTGCCGGCCACAGCAGCCATAGCCGGCATTGAGTTGGTGCCAAGCGTTGCCAGAGACGCCAGCGCGGCCGGCGTCGCCCACATAGCCGACAGGGTCGCCGCTTCCGTAGCACTCGCAGCCGTCGCCGCAGCGGCCAGAGATTGCCCCATGGCGGCGTTTATCGCGTACTGGATACCCAGCTTCACCAGGGACGAAATAAGGCTTGCGACGGCCGATCTGGCGGCGTTGCCGAGTGCGTCCGTCAGGCTGTCACCGAACGCAATGGAATGCCCGATTGCGTCGGCGAATCCGTCACCCGTTTGCTTGAAGAAATCACCGAACGAATTTGACAGGCCGGAAATCATCCCGTTGTATCCGTCAGTGATTCGACCAATCGACGCCAACATACCTTCTTCGAACGACGCCGATTGCATTTGCAATTTCGTGTTCAACGCTTCTTTGCCAATATCGGCCAAACCTTGTTTATAGAACTGTTCGTTGATCCAGCCATTTTTTAATGCTTGATTTAGCGCTAATACTTTATTTGTAAGTTCTTCTTGCTTCCCGGCGCTTTGTTCATACAGTGCGTCCAGTTCTCGCGCAACGTCATTTTTACGCTGATACGCTGCTACCGCTTGTTCTAATGATTGGCGTTCTTCGTTGTTAAGCACAATACCTCGCGAACGCAGCGTGTTTTCGACTTGAAGTATTTGCGTTGCAATCGCACGCGCCGAACCTTGCTTGTCAAGAAGCGTCGAATTTTCCCGCATTTCACGATTGATTCGGATAAGCGGGGCGATAGCATCGGCGTATGTATCAGTTGCCAAGTTCATTGCTTGCGCGAATTGGTCGGCAGTAATGCGACCTTCGGACAGCAGCCGCAGCGAAGCTTGTTGCGTTGCGTTGTAATCGCGAAGCGGCCCATTAGCGGTTTCGTACACCCGGTCAATCGCCTCTTGCGCGGCTTTGTTGTCTTGAATCGTTTGCAGTTTTGAACGCAGTGTTGCGCGTTCATCGTCGGTCAACTTAATACGTTTTTCAGCAAAGCCGATTTCGATTTCATCGAGTTTCTGATTAACTTCGCGAACGCTTGCAATTTGACCGAACGTGTTAAGTTGCTTATCAAGTTCGGCGTTAGTTTTCTTTAATTCTTTGGCGCGGTCGGTCCCTTCAGGGGTGTATTTGCGACGAATAGCGGCCTCAATTTTGGATTGGTTCTTAAGTGCGTTAAGTGCGTCTTGATCTTTTGGGTTAGCCTTCAGGGCTTTATCCAGATCGGAGCGGAACGCGTTAATTTCGTCTTTTGCCTTGCTTATATTGTCTGTCATTCCGGCCCATTTATTCGCGAGCCGTTCCGACGCATCGGCGCCCTCTTGTTGAATCGTCGCGTTCTTCGCGGCCAGATCAACAGTTTTAGTCATACCTTCGACAATCTGCTGTTGAGCCACTATCTGTTCGCGTAGGGCGTCAATTGCGGCTTGCCGTTTAGACAGTTGAGCGTTTGCAGCACGTTCGTTCGCCGAACCCTGCACAGGTTTTAATCCACTGTTTCCCGACGATATTTCGCTACCTATACGACCTGTCGGCATCGGTGCGGACTCCAGTACTTTCAGGCTTGCTTGCAGTCGTTTCAGTTTTTCTTCAGGTGTTTCGTCGCGCCCCCATGCTTTCATTTTCTCCCAAGCTGACGATACGGCGTTGCCGATGCTGCGCCACGCCGATTCAAGATAGCCTAGATTCGCCGGGCCTTTCGTGCCGAGAT